GAATCCGTCGCCGCCAAGGCCGGTGCTGGCGACCGGATAAAGCCCCAGAGATTTTGCCAGCGACAATGCGGCTGCACCTACTGGCGTAGTGCCAGGGTTGGTCATACCTTCCAGGCTTGCACCCGATGCACGCACCAGTGTGTAGTTGGTTGTACCGGATGTCGCATACTTGATCGCATTGGCCGAGCCAGGCGCAACCAATGCACCAGTAGAGCCGTCAATAGCCTTCCAAAGTGACGAAGTCGCGCTCTGATCCTTGGTGTTATCCGCCGCATCATTGTTCTGGATGATTTGGATTTCGCCAGCTTGCAGGCGCATACCGGCGTTCCACTCCCACAAATTGCCGTTCAGATCGGCGATGCCGCTAGGCTGGCCGTTATGACGCCAAGAGGCCGGGCCTGCACCAGTGTAGGTCTTGCCATTGCCGGTAGCGCTCCCGATAGCGCCGCCATCGGCGCGCGCTGCCGTTTCCCACGGCGAGCCTACATCCCGGCCCCAGTCGTTATTGCCGCGAGGCATAGTGCCATTCTTCCAGCTCCACAGAGCAATGGCAGCCATCTCGGCGGTAGTCATCATGTGCCAGCCTGGGCCATTGGCCGCAGCCAAACCACGGAACGTATCGAAGTTCACGCTGGCGGTCGGTGAAACGCCCGGAATGGACAGCAGGTTGCCATCCTTCTGGATGCCGAGGTGCTGGCCGATGAAGATTTCACTCTTCTCGACGCCATTGACAATAAACGCCTCATGCACGCCGGTGCCGAGACCGGCATCGATGTCCTGCTTGTTGAACTTCGGGATGACATTCATATAGCACGGGTGTCCTGCCGCCGTGTAAAGCACGGTGACATGGCCGCCAGTTGCGGCCTCAACCGAGGCTCGAAGATCGTCTTTGATGAAGATGGTAGTCATGGTGATTGGTCTCCTTAATTAGTTTGCTGGCCACAGCGTGAGGACGATGCGGTTTGGGTCGAATGCCACCGGAGTGGTAACGGTAGTCGGGTGTCCGTCTGCATCGAGCGGGCCTGCCTCCTCGATGTAGCGCCTGGCGGGAATTTCGACCTGCGCCAGGAAAGCGCCATCACCACCCTCGTGAGGGATGCCGTCAAGTTCGCGGATTTCAATGATCTGTGCTTCGTCAGTCTCACGCGCAGCGCAGTCGATTACTACGCCAGCCACGGTCACTACATCACTCGTAACTGAGAACTCGGAAACGACTTGGCCAGGCTGTTTCATGTTGATTTGCGGCATTTGTAACTCCTTTCATGGTTAAGCGTTGAGGCGGCTCACGCGGTAGCGAGCCACCACATTGTCAGCGGCTGCGGCAAGCATCACCGTGAAGCCGTTATTGGCACGACTGGACACCACCAGGCTTTTAGCCTCGGCTGGCCCGCCCTGGGCGGATAGCACGTCAAAGGTGATGTGATAGGCGCTGTCCGGCAGGCCGTTGATCTGCGGCGAAGCCTGCGCCGGGTTGTCCAGCATGATCGGAAAGCCAGCCTCGATGCGCCGCACATCCATGAGCGTCACAGAGGACAGGTTTGGATCTGTCGCATCCGTCGAATTCGCTGGCACGGTCAGGTTATAGATCAGAATGCCATCGTCCGGCACAGCCTGACCGATGGTGGTCACGGCCAAGCGCCAGAAGCCATAGGCATCCTGATAAAGGTAGGCATACACCGTTACAGCGCCGGTACCGGTGTTGCTCGGCACCGAGGCAGAATTGTTGCCATCAGCCACCGCAAACTGCTGGCCTTTCGCAAAACAGATTCCCGCCGCGATGCTAAGGTTGCGCGCCGCCGTCGTAGATTTCGACAATATGCAGCCCGTGACAACGCCACGATTCTTGATGGTCACGATGCCTTCCTGCTGTGCGAATTGATGCAGTCCGCGCACGCCTTTGTTGGCCACGTTCGCTTGGTCGATGGCGAATTTAAGCGTAGCCATCACAGCGTCCTGAGTATCCGGCCCCAATGCTGCCGTGGAGGCTTCCACGGCAGCCATGCGCTCGGTCAGGCTTGGATAGGAACCCTTGGCCGCATCGACAACGTCGGCGCGTTCCTTGAGGTATTTGGTACGATTGGCGAGCTGCTTTGCCTGCACGTTGGCAATACCATTCGGCCCAGCCAGCACCGGGTCAGTCGTTTCGATCTGGTAGACGCCATTTTCCCAGGTCGGGCTTTCAGTCACATTTGCCATAAATCTTCCTCCTTAAAAAAGAATCGTCCAGGAGCCGGTGAGCGACAAGTCGGACTCCTTCTGGATGGGGGCGCGTTGCTTGCGCGAAAACAGAGTTCCGTCCGCGCAGATCAGACCGAACTCCGTGATGGATACGCCGTTCATCTCGGCGGTGGACAAGCTCCAGTTAAACTGCACCTGGCCGGTGGCCGGATAGCTCACGCTGCCGATGGCCTTGATATAAGGCGATGTCAGCGCCGTATCTCCCGGCGCGGCAGCAGTAGTGCCTACACCGAAGCCGATCTGCGTGATGTGCCGATTAGTTCCGTTGCCGCCGATCAGCCGCGCGAGCTGGTTTTTCGCACCGTTGACGATAAGGTTCGTTTCGTCGATGACCTCGACCAGTTCACCGCCTCGGCGAAGCTCAACGTAGAAATGCCCAGCCATCGGCACATCGTCGCGTAGGACGATCCCGCCGCCCATGTTGTTTTGTTCGTTCATCAAGCCTCCAGCATGGTGATGGCATCGCCGCTGTACGCGGTATTGCCGAAGTGAGTAAATTGCCCGGCGTAGTTTTCCGAGCCGTCAAAGCGGTAGGCGCTATAGGCCATGCGCCCATCGAAACGGCGATGGCGGCGCACCTCGATCTGCATGGGCAGGTCTTCTGCTACAGGAGCCGATGCGCCGAAATCGGCATAGCCGCTGTAGTCCAGCTCCGCACCGTAAGCAGGGCAGCGAATCTGCTGGTCAGTCATGCCGATCAACGCGGCCATGCTGTCGCGCTCACGGTCGCCGTCATGGATCGCGCCTGTTGGCGTGGCCGAGAAGCCGTTGTGAATCGCAGCGCCATCGAAGTGCAGCGCCCCATCCCAGGTATGCAGTGCGCCCTGATCATAGGCCAGCGCGCCATCGTAGAAATGGTGCCCCCAACGATGCTGATCATCGTGTGTAAAGGAGCCTGCGTGTTGTCCCAGCTCGGTCACACCAACCTGCTCGGTAATACTTGCGCGGTGCTGCACGTCCACCAGGTGACTGCGCGCAGGCTTCCACGCCGTAACGGCCTCCACTATCAGCGCAGTCTGGGCGGCGGTGATAGGCTGATCATCACCCGCGTCGGCCACCACGCGGAACTGCGCCCAACCGTAGGCGGCATAAGTATCGGAGCCGCTGAACGTCACGCCACCGTCGTAGCGGTTTGACGGCAGGCGCTCATTGATTTCCAGATCATTAAAACCAGCCGCCTTGAAAGCCTCACGGATGGCCCAAGGGGTACCCTTATGTCGGTATAGCGCCACGGCTCTGGCCAGCAGCGCGCGGCGCTGTTCAGGCGTATCTGCCAGATTCCATCCACCTTCACCCATGATGCAGAACTGCTCACCCAAGTGCGACAGCGCCGATTCCGCGACGTGTTCGAAGTCGTAGATCAGCGTCGGTAGCAGGTCAATGTCCGACAGGCGCGACTGGACAGCTTCCAGCGCCCGCATGGATAGATCGGTCGCCAGTGGCGGCGGCAGTAGCGTTGGCTTCACGAAATCGTCAGCCATTGGCCACTCCTGTCACCGTGACGGTAATGCCTGTGCAGCGCGGGTACTCCCACTTCGCCAAATCCAGATCGGCGGCAGGTGCGACGGGGATGACGGAATAAACGCCATATACGAACAGCGCATCGATGAGCTGCGAACGTATGATGGACTGGCCGAACTTCAACCGCGCATCGCGGAAAACCTGCGCGGCCTTCTCCGCTTCCGCCTGCGCCAGCGCAGCATCCGCAGTACTGGTGAGCACGATCTGCACATTGATGGCGTAGTCCACTGGAACCGGATCTGATACCAGCACCTGATCACACAGTGGGCGCACTTTATCGGCGCTACACGTG